CATTGGACGGACTGCGAGTGATTAACCTTGCGCGTGTGGTGTTGCCATTTTGTTTTCTCCTTTTCTGTTGTTTGTTGCGATTTGGTTAGTATATCTTGTTTTGCGTAGAAGTCAAGTATTATTTCAACCAAGCAATTTTTCCTTGTACTATCTGTCGTCTAAATAGTTCACGCTTATTTGTATCAATGCCTTTGACCAGGCGAACAACACCAGATGTTATTTTATAGCGCATACCCCGGTCTCGTGCGTGTTTGTGTGCGTAGTACGCAGCGAGAGGACATTTGGGAATCGTTACAGGATTGTCCTTTGTAAGCTTCTTTAACAACCGATATACCCGCTCGCAGATAGTTTCATTTTTATCAGATACTGTTGCCATTTCTTTTTCTCCCCCCTACTACTTCAACCGAGTTACATCCCCATCATTCAGTAGAAAACCGTATCCGCTCACGTCCTCTACTTTACGAAGATAGGCTTGCGTTACTTGTTCTGTGATGGTTTCGTCTTTTTCCATATTGATAAGTCTTTTTATTAATTCTGGTTTATGCGTACCCTCACCTTTGGCAGCAATACGTACAACACCGTCCGATGTTATTTTGTAACGCATGCCGCGTTCTCGGGCATGGGCGTAGGCGTATTGGGCAGCCTGAATACCGGTTGGAATTGTTACTGGGCTATCTTCAGTCAATTCTTCCAGAACTCGTAGCACTGTGCCTCTCAGTGATGTTCTGGGTTCTTTTGCTTGTTTTGGCGGCTTTGTGTTATTGGTTATTCGTACCCCCTGGTTTTCTGTAATAACGTCATAGCGTTTATACGTTTCTGATTCTAGGTTTTTAACCTCGCCCAAGATGACGTTGAAGTAACCAGGGATATGTACAGATTGGTTGTGTTGTAGGTCGAGGATTGATTGCTTTTGTTCTGGTGTCATTTTATTTTCCCTTGTTAGTTAATTTATATCGTCAGAATACCATAATAACACACAATATCATTACTTATTTTAGGAAATGAATTTCGTGCTTATAAAAATAAGTAGTCGCTTAGCTTAAAATTAAGTTTTAAGCAGCCCAAACAACAGTAAAATCAAAGGTTTGTTTTAGTTGTGCTTATTTTTATGTGATTTAAGTACTAATTTAAATTCGTAGATATGGGCAACACCGCTAATAATAATACACACCGCTTGTGTTGTATTATTACACAGGTGCTTGTTCTTTCCTTATATATTTTATTTATTTATTATTATTTGAGTATATATACCCCCCTAAAATAGGTATGTCTTTGTTTTTAAAAGGAAAAATTTTACTCAAATGAGTACTCAAAATGTTTTTCTGTTTTGAGTATCACACACAAGACACTGATCTTAAAGGATAATATTTAAGCACATCAGGGTAAAGTTGTAAGCACACTCACTACTTCTTAAGCACACCAGCCCGCCTTGTTGGGCGATTGGCGAAAAATCACAATGTAGGGTAGACTTTGACTTTTATGGGCGGCTGACGATGAAAGTTGAAGAAATTGAGATAAACAAGATCATTCCGTATGCGAACAATCCACGGCACAATGATCAAGCGGTGTCCGCCGTGGCAGCATCAATCAAAGAGTTCGGATTTCGTCAGCCGATTGTTACTGATGAAACGATGACCATTCTTGTTGGGCATACTCGGTTAAAGGCTGCGCAGAATCTTGGGCTGAGTGTTGTCCCTGTGCATATCGCGGAAGGGCTAACAGACACACAAAAGAAGGCGTACAGGATCGCGGATAATAGGCTTAATGAGCTGGCGGAATGGGACAATGAGCTTTTGTCCTTGGAGCTTGAAGCACTAACAGAGGCAGATTTCGATATTGGGTTGTTGGGTTTCAGTGACGAGGAGCTGGATGAGCTTCTTGCTGGTAGTACAGGCACAGAAGGCAATACTGATCCTGATGACGTGCCAGAGGTACCTGAAAACCCTGTAACAAAGCTCGGGGATATTTGGTTGTTGGGCGAACATCGGGTGATGTGTGGGGACTCGACGGATAAAGAAAGTGTTGGACGGTTGATGGATGGGGAACTGGCGGAGCTTGTTGTAACTGATCCGCCATATGGCGTGAGTTATGCAGATAAAAACAGCTTTCTTAACGCAGTTGATAAGGGTAACAAAAACCAGACGGCCATTGCCAACGACCACATGGACAAGGAAGACACACAGGCCATGTGGGAGGCCGCGTTTCGGGAAATGGCTAACGCCATGCATCCCGGCGCTGTCGTTTATTGTTTTATGCCTCAAGGCGGAGACCAGATGATGATGATGATGATGCTTCATGGTGCTGGTATTGAACCGCGACACGAGTTGATCTGGCTGAAGAATAATCACGTCCTTGGGCGAACGGATTATGCCTACAAGCATGAGCCTGTGTTATATGCATGGAAGCCCGGAGCAGGGCACAAATTTTATGGGGACTTTCAAACATCGATCCTTGAGTTCGCAAGGCCGCAAAAGTCAGATATTCACCCAACAATGAAACCCATTCCGTTAGTCGTCCGGTTGATAGAAAACAGCAGCAAGCGAAATGAATTGCTCTATGAGCCGTTCTCTGGAAGCGGCACCACACTTATAGCTAGTGAGCAGACACGCCGACGCTGCTACGCGATGGAGATTTCGCCGCAATATGTTGATGTGGCCATAAAACGCTGGCAAGACTTCACAGGCAAGAAAGCAATACTCGAACGAACCGGGGAAGAGTTTGACGCGATAGTTGGTGCAAGTATTTCCGAAGAAACAGTAATAAAATAGGTAGGTTATATGCCAATATCCAAAGGTGAAAAACAAAAGTCGAAATACAAGCCGGAATCTGTTATTGATGAGAACGTATTCCTTGCGCTATGTAAAGTGCAATGCACACAAGCTGAAATATGTGACGTGTTGGGGGTTGATGACAAAACACTGACGGCCTGGTGCAAGAAGAAATTTGGCAAAGGATTCAAGGGAGTATACGAACAGAAGAGGGCCACGGGAAAGGTATCTTTGCGCCGGATGCAATGGAAAAGCGCGGAAGCCGGAAACCCAGCAATGCAAATCTGGCTCGGTAAGCAGTACCTTGGGCAACGGGACAAATTCCCTGAAGAGGAAGATGACACCCCATTTGAACCTGCAACCATCGTAATTGAAGTGCATGACGCGAGAAATACGGATTAGGGCAACCATACCACAATCACGTTTCCTGGCCATGCCACACAAGTTCCGCGCGTATGTGGCCGGGTATCGTGGCGGCAAGACATACGCCGGGAGCATGGCACGCTGCATCCATCACCTGAAGTTTGGGCGTATTAATTCGGGATATTTTGCCCCTACGTATTCGCATATTCGGGATACTTTTTACCCTACAATTGAAGAGGTGGCATTTAACTTCGGGATCAAAGTGGACATAAAAACTTCTGACAAAGAGGTTCACTACTTTCGCGGCGGTAGGCAGATCGGTACGACAATATGCCGGTCAATGGACAATCCTGGGCGTATCGTGGGATTCGAGATCGGTGACGGTATGATTGATGAGTTTGACGTCATGCCGATGGACAAGGCCATGTACGCATGGCGCAAGATCATTGCCCGGATGAGTTACAAGCAAGATGGCCTGCGCAATGGTCTGGATGTAACCACCACTCCAGAGGGATTTTTGGCAACACACAAAATATTTGTTGAAGATGTACTGAAGACACCATCCTTGGGCAAAAGCTATGGCGTAATACAAGCCAGCACCTATGACAACGCCGCAAACCTTCCCGATGATTATATTCCGTCGCTGTTGGAAGCATACACACCAGAATTGGTTCTAGCCTATGTTAACGGCCAATTCGTCAATCTGAAGTCAGGCACAGTCTATCGATATTACAACCGAACAACACACAACAGCATAGAGACGATACGCCCTACTGGTGAAAAGTTGATCATCGGCATGGACTTTAACGTACAAAAGATGGCCGCGTGTATCTTCGTTGAACGCGGCGAAGCGTGGCACCAGGTAGCCGAATTGAAAGAACTGTTTGATACGCCTGACATGATCCGGGTTTTGAATGAACGATACCCGGCAGCGAAGTTCAGAAGGATTGTGTACCCGGATGCTAGCGGCGGGAGCCGGGATTCAGGCAACGCATCGATTACAGATTTGCACCAATTGCGATTAGCTGGGTTTGAGGTCAGATCGCACGCAACTAATCCCTACGTCAAGGATCGGGTGAATGCAGTTAATACGGCATTTGTGAAAGGAAAATTGTTTGTGAATGCGGCCTTGTGCCCGGTAACTGCCGGGTGTCTTGAGAAACAAGCGTATGATGCTAATGGGGAACCGGACAAAAAGAGTGGGTTTGATCATCAATGTGACGCATTTTCTTATCCGGTGGCATACGAAATGCCTATAATCCAATCTTTACGAAAAGTCAGCGTGGGAGGTGGTCTGTGAGTTTTTTACATCCGCAATACGAGAAGATGCAACAACGGTGGAAGGATGCGCGAGACGCTGCTGACGGTGAATATGAGGTTCACGCTGCGCGCGAGGAACATTTGCCACGGCTGAATATGGAAGCAGATGACGCATACAACCTACGGTTAAAAATGACTCCCTGGTTCGGCGCGACGTGGCGAACAATAATCGCCCTGCGTGGGATGATTTTCCGCAGACCGCCAGACATTGAAGTACCGGACAGTATAGAAC